CAGCGAATGGGTTAGCAGCAAGACCATAACGGGTCTTGAAACCAATCTTAGGCTGGAAGGAGTTCTCACCAACCGCACGAACCATCTGAAGCGGAACGTATGGGCAGTAGAAGAATCCAGCATCATAAGGGGAAGTACCCTTATAACCAACAACGTAGTACTGACTAGCAGCAACATTCGCACTGTAAGGATCAACGTACACTTTATAGCGTCCGTTCATCACACCAGCGAAAGTTGTCGATGTGTCATCAACATTAAGATTGTTGTTAAGTGCAGGCGTGTAATCAAGGACACCAGCCATTTGCAGCGCAGACGCAACGTCAGCGGAACAGATGATGATGTTACCTTTACCACGACGAGTCTGTTGACCAATCGCATTGGCATCACGTTCAATCTGGAACATAAGACCCTTAAACTTTTCAACACTCCAACGTCCGTTAGAATCTGTATCCAAGTCAAAGATACCAGCAGTAGTTGTGTTAACCGAAGCACCCTTAACGGCAGTCACATAAAGCGACCGAACTACTTCACGGTTAATTTCAGCAAGAATTTCAGAACTAAGAATATTAGCAAGTTCCGTTTCTGCATCCAAACCATGAATTGCTTTCAAGTCCTGTGCAAGTTCCATTGTGTACTCAGCTTTTAGGGCACGAGTAACAGCGGTAACTGTGGACTTTTCGATGGAGAATGCCATCTGTGAAAACGAGTTCGCAGCACTATCACCCAACGCTTCCGATTGAGCAGTCGTCATACCAGTGGCACTTACATAAGTACCAGCAGAAGGACTGTCATTCAGAACAGCAGGGTTAGTTTCTGTAGCACCAACATCTCCACCACCGATTGTACCGGCAGCGTTCTGGTTAGTGATATCAGGCATTGCTTCGTCCATAAGAGCTTCTGCACCGTCCTGAGAGGCAAAAGAAGCACGCATGGCAAAGATTAGACCAGTAGGACCAGTCATAGGTTGTACTCCGGCAACGTCATAAGCAATGAGGTTAGGCATCGCACGGCGAACCAATGAAATTAGGATAGGATCCCAAGTGTCCATCTGTCCACCAGACATGGCGTTAACAGGGGCTGTCTCTCCAAGAAAAGCTTTGTCTTCACTAAGTGCTTTCTCTTGGTTTTCTAAAATGAGAGTGGTAACGGCTCGTTTATAAGAATCCTCGATCCTTGGAAGGTCGGGGTGTTCTAGGACCGGCTGCCACTTCTCTTGTAGATGCTCTGTCTGAAACATTGTAGTTTCTCCTTTACGTTATATACATCTATTTATAAAATAGTGTCATTTAATATTATTGGGCACGCTGTTGATTTCGAGTGATAGCTGACATGTAACTTTTCATGGCACCTGTCGTATCAACAGTTTGTCCTGAGCCGTCGATCTCATCATCTAATTCGGCTGTTTCAACAGAAACTTTAGGGAAATAATTTTCCTTAATTGTTTCTAGTTTCTCACGGAATTTATCTTCCGATACGAAATCCACATCCTCTGTAAGAGATTTAAACTTCTCTACTTCGGTGTCAGCAAGGTCATCACTTACTTCGATAATGACTTGCTCACGCATGTAGACATCATTGGATTCCTTGAGTTTGACACTCTTTTCTAGCACTTCATTCAATTTATCTTCAAGATCGGATATCTTGTCTGATTGTGCTTCAAGAACATCATAACGCTCATTAGGAACATCAATGTAATGGTCTGTGAACAACTGTTGTAGTCCATTAATGAAGTCTTCAGCGATCTCACCCTTGAGTCCTCTCTCAATAGCAAGTTCGTTTTCTTTACTCCACTCTTCAACTACATAGTTGAGGTAGTCATCAACCTTATCGGATAATTCTTCCTTAAAGGTTCCAACTTCCTTTTGTTTGTCTGAGGAAAGCTCATCGGCAATACGTTCTACTTCGTCACGCACTTTCGATTTAACAGCAGCTTCAAAAATCGTTGCAGCTTTAACTTTAAACTCTTCAGAAAGTTCGTCTTCATCTTGCATTAGGGCTTCAACGTCTTCTGCAACGTCAATATCCTTAATACGAGACTCAACTGCTTCCCTCTTAGCTTCGTCAACCGCATGAGTTTCGTCCTCATCCTCGTCACCAGCGCCGTTGTCAACCATGGCAGAAAGCTGTTTTGCAGACATTCCTTCCATTTTCTTGACCATAGCATTGATCATTTCTTTCTTATCAGCAGAGGATTTCTCTTCCAACTGTTCTCCGTCATGATTCAAATCATCTCCGGCAGCAAGTTTCTTCGGGGCTTCTGCTTTTTTAGAACCCTTCTGTTGAGCATCACCTTTAATAGGCTTTGCTTTTTTCGAAACTTCCTTGCCAGGATCAGATTTAGCATCAGGCGAAACTACAGCAGGACCTAAATCTTGCACTTCTCCTTCAATCTTAGAACCCTTTTCGGATGCCAACCCACTGTCGTTAGGTTGTTTACTCGCTTCATCTAGTTCGGCGATTACTTCCGCTTCAAGTTCCTCAATTGTTTTGTCTAATTCAGAATTGGACATAAGGTGTCTCCTTACAAATTAAAATTTATAATAGTATTTATAAATTACAACTTTTTGAGGAAGTTAGCAAATTCTAAAGCTTCAAAATTTGCTTTTCGCCGTTGATTTTTGGCGATGTTTCGTTTTATCTTAGCAATCTCTGCTTCTTTTATGACACCATTATCCCAAATCCATTCTTTCCCCTCCATAATACCTTCTACGAAAGCATTAGGTGCGGATGGATCTGCAACGATATCTGCAGCGGTCGCTAGATAAAAATCATCTCTCACATATTGAGCACCAGCTCGTTGATCAAGACTCCCCATCCCTCGTGAGGAGACTCCAAGTTTGGCACCTTCGTCCATTAGATTTTTGACAATTTTTCCCATTGGTGTATCCATAATTTTAGCTTCACCAATAAAATTTTTGCCGTCTGGATATAATTTAGTTATCATGTGGGACACTCGTTCAAGATTGACGGTAGGACCGTCTGGATGACCAAGTTCCCCAAAAGCACGATTTTCTTTAATAAAATTCTTATTGTATTTGGCAACTTCTTTTGCCAAAATTTCTTGTGGATATACTCTACCGTTTCTATTTTTAATATCCGCTTGCATGAAGATGCCACGAATCTTGTAGTTTTTCTTACCCTTCTCATCTTCTTCAATGAGAAGTTCGGCATCTTCTACTGCCTCTGAAAATAGTTTCATGTTTGACATCTCCACTCCTTCTTACGTTATATTATCGTAACCAGAGACTTTCTTCATCTTCAACCAAATAGTACCTACCGAAGCAGAACTATTAGTTACGAGAACATCTCCTGTTACACCAGAACCAGCATTGTTAGGAATAGACGGAACACCGTCTGAAAACCCAACTTTACCACTACCGTTTAGTGAAAGTGCAACTACATTAGTTGTTGCATCCCATAGAATATTTGTTTGAGAACCAACTGACCACGCAACACCTACAATTGTAGTGCGGGGGTCGGTTGTGGCACCAACAGCTTCCGAAGCATCATAAACACTCACTGCACTGTTAGTACTAGTAGTTGTAACCTTCACATAATATTCAAAGTCACTGTCTACAATTTCCTGTAATACGACTGCCATTGATTAACTCCTCTAAATTGATAACATCTCTGATTCAAAGTATTTCATCAATTGTCTTTCTGTCACTTTGAATTCTTTAGAAACTTGTTTTATAGTTTTCTCAAAACTATTTAGGAAATCTTGAGGTTTAGCATCCATAATTGTAAAAATTTTGTCTACTGCATTCCGCATTTTCGGAGAGAGTTTTTTATAGGCCGAACTTTTCTTATGTTCGTCCTTCTCTACTACCGTTGTATATACAGAATCAAACTTCATCAGTTCCTACTTTGTCAGCATGCATTGGTAGTGGTGAGGATACTATCCCCTTTGCAAGTTCAATACGTTTCTTTTCTAGCGTATCTCCTACCTTTTGTACCATTGCGTCCTTAAATACATCTCCCGCTTTTATCAAATCATCAGCGGATACTGCATCGATCATTCCTTTACTCATCATCTTCTCCTTCATCATCATCAGATTTATCTCGGCGACCTAAGTCTTTCTGTTTATAGTTAACATATTTATCACGATTACCTACCTTAGCATCCTTGTTAGGATCATCTTCTACATAATCGGGCATCTTTGATGGTTCGATAACTGAACCGTCACCATCTTGTGGATAACGTGTAATACCATCACCACCATCAGGAACATCCATACCACCAGCATCATTATCCGTTTCCATTTCAGATTTAATCTGATCTTGCATTTGATCAATTTCTGCATCGTTCAAGCGTAGAACATTTTTAAGTACAAATTCTTTACTGAAGAATGTTCCAATATAGGATTGGATACTATCAAGTGTTTGTATTCTGTCATTCAATAGTTCTGCATCTTTCAACTCTGAGAAGTGTCCATCTGCAAGGAAATCAAATTGAATGTGTTCCTTCATCTGATCCCAATCTTCGGGTGCAATTATACCTTTGAGTAGGAGTTGTGTTTTAAGTATGTCAGTGAATAGTGGTGTGAACTTCTTACGAATTCGTTGGACGAATTTTGTAAATTTAAGTTCATCACGGGTAATTTCCGTTGCACGACCAAGTGCGAAACCATTTTCCGCTTCAAGGCGTGAGATCGGGACGTTGAGAGAGCGGTATAGTTTCCGTTGGAAATATACGATATCATCTATCTCTCCTAAATTTTGTCCACCAGGCAACGTAGTGATTTCTGTACCTCTACCACCTTCTCTTCGTGGCAACCAGAAATCCTCTAACATAGACATATG